AGAAAAGGCGGTGCAGGGCTTTCGCCCTCGGCAAAATGATGGTAGGCGAAAGGCAGTCCCATTTCCTCCATCATTTCTGCGATTTCTTCGTAAGTCATGACAACGCCTCCTCAATTAAATGCTCCAGCAACTGTACACCGTTTTCTTCCGCAGGAGCAATGTGCGGTTTGCCGGATACCCGACCACCGCCACGCTTGGCATGGCCTTTCTCCAACAAATGTGCCAGTTGGTAACGATTCTTACTGTGGACAGTCATCTCCAAAGAGTGACTGTTTTCACCAGTCTTTTTCGTTGCCCAGCTTTTTGCATATTTTCCGGTGTCCTTCGGAGCATTGGCGGAGATCTCGTTTTTCACTTGCGTGGCGGTTTTCCGGACAGCCTTTTTCATAGCAGTATCTGCAAGGTCTGCATATTCCTGCAAGCCCTGCATGATTTCCTCTGCAAGATTGTCAATACTGGTCATTTTGTCCTGCCTTTCTGGCTTCTGCAGTAAGTTTCAGATAGTCCTTGTGCAGATAATCCGGTGTAACACTGGTGATGTTGTATGTGACATCCCGAAACAAGATTCGGTTGCCAGTTACAGACGGCATCCAGTTTCGACTTTGCCGAATGAGGAATTCCAGCGTTTGTGTTTCTTTGGTCACACCAGCGTCCGTATGCTCCGCAGAAGCTTTCAAAGTCACTTTTGCCCAGCAGGAAAAGGCTTCGTCCCACACAGCGGTGTGATTGCCGATTTCATCGGTAACGACACGATTCTCCAGAAAGGTGATTCGCTGATTGAGTGTTCCAATTTCCATTACATCACACCCTCTCGCTGTGCAAACAGCATGGCACGAAGTGTTAATGTCAGCTTGGAAAAGTCTGCGGTATTGCGGTTTTCATAGAGATAAGAAACTGTGTAGAGCATTGCTGTCCGCACCACATCTTCGTTCTCCGAAAAGCGTTCCTCGTCCATTCTTCCTACATCCATTATCAGCTGTTTTGCAGTTGAAATAAGAGAGAAAAGCAATGTATCATCATCTTCAAAATCAACTCGCAGATACTGCTTGACTTCCTGTAAAGTTACCACCCACTCCAACCCCTTTCTCTGATTACGCTTTCTTGATGGTAAGTGTCTTGATTGCTTCCGGAAGAATCAGCTTGCCGTCCAAACGCTGCGAAGCAAGGAAACCAACCTGACCAGTCATAGCAAAGAGTTCATTCAGTCTCTTGAAAGAGCGTCCCTGTCTGTCAGCCACCCAGTAATAACTAAAGTCACCGAATGCCATGCACTTATTGCCTGCTTTGATTTCCGGCACATAGCTGGATGTCTTGTAAGGACGATTGAGAATGGTATCCGGAACACCAGCCTGCACAGACGGACTCCAAATGTAGTTTCCTGTGTTGTCCTTCAACTTTCGAAGTGCCTTAACCGTAGAATCATTGAGCACCCACACCGCCTTTTTGCGGTACGGGCTTCTCAGAGAATAGAAGAGTTCCATCACATCATCAAATGTGATATTGGCAGTAGAGGTGGAAGTGCCGTCTTCCGCACCACCTGTAGCATTAAAAATGCCGGTCGGTTTTCCCTTGCCATCACCAATGAAGAACGCCTCTTCTTCCTTAGAACCGATTCTTCTTGCGAACTCCTTTGCAATGTAGGACGGCAGGTCAAAAACAGAATCATTCAAAAGTTCTTCTGAAATTTTAATTGCTGTACCAAGCTTATATGCGGAAAGCGATGCCTGTCCGAACGTATCATCAGAGAGAGAATACTGCTGTTCTTCGTCCATCCAGACAGCCTCGCCCTTGGAAGTCACAATCGGAATCTTGCGGTCGCCGTTGGAAGTTTTGATAACCGTTGCCATCTGGCGGAAAATGCTCTCTTCCTCCAATGCTTCCACCAGTTTTTGTTCGTGAGGTAGCAGTGTGCCGCCTTATCATCTTTCGATGACAGGTTTGCACAAAGCCCCTCCCAAACCGTGCTTACACCTCTCGATGTACACGGCTTTCCATTCATTATTGACATGTCATTTATTTTGTTCCCTGTGAATCTTTTTGAAGCATTTCGGGCAAACAATCAACGTTTTACGTCTCATGTGAAGCATTTTCTTGCCCCATTCCGTAGTGCTTTTCAGATTCTTCATTTTACCTGCATGATAAATACAGCAGGAATCACTATTATCACCACACAGCTCACATACCCCTGCGCTTAACCGCACATATTGTGACAGCTTTTTCGGGTCAAAGGATTTGTATTGCCATGGGTCTTTATCGGACATCAACTTACCGGCTTTGCAGTCAGCTAACGAGACAAGCTTTGCATATTTGATACCGCCTTTAACTTCATGGGGAATAGCCCATTTGCCATCATGACGATATTTTTGGATGATTTTTCTCGTTGTGCTGTTGCTTTTGCTTGCAAGCGTCTTTAGACAGCTATATTCCATAAGATAACGGAAATAATTCAGCTTATCATAATTCGCTGCTAAGCAGTAATAATTGCAAATGCCACGGATTTGTGCATTATACCTGTTCACAATATCCACTTCCGAAAGATGTCTTAATCTTGGAACGCAAACCGCCCAGATTTCTCCGTTTGGTTTTTGTTCTATGATGTCGTTTTTGAACAGGAACTGCATGATCTTATCTTCGAGAGGTACAGTTAATTCTACAGAGTTATTCAGCGTTCTTTGTTTAACACCGTTTGCCTTTTTCTTTATCTTCTGGCTTCGGCGTACCGCAACGTCATAACCAAGGAAACGTACTCGTTCAGCACTGTGTGTGATCTTTGTTTTCTCAGCACTCAACTCTAAATGGTACTGCGTTGATAGAAATTCTCTCAGAATCTCTTTAATTTCTTCACAGTCTTCTCTGCTTCCGCTGATTCCAATTAGAAAATCATCAGCATATCGGCAGTATACAAGCTTTTTATCGTCGGACATTCTTGCGGGCGTTTTCAATTTTTGATTGCACACCGCTTTATATTCCTTGATTGCAAGCTCACGTTCCTCACCTTTTACCCTGTCAATCTTCTTTTGAAGTGTCTGCCTTCTTTTCGCTAAATGAAGATATTCCGGTGTCTGGTGTCGTGTAGACTGCTTATCGAACTTTTCCTTGAGTTTCATGACTTTCCGGTCAAGCTCATGCAGGTATATATTTGCCAGAATAGGGGAAATGATTCCGCCCTGTGGTGTACCGGAGATTGTGGTATGATATTGAAAATCTTCCACATAACCTGCTTTCAGGAAAGCTCTGATAATATTGATAAATCTGCTGTCCTTGATTTTGACTTCTAACGTTTTAATAAGCACTGCGTGGTCTATATTGTCAAAGCAACCCTTGATGTCGCCTTCTATGAACCATTTTACAGAACGAAAATTTGTCTTTATCTGGTCGAGAGCTGTATGACAACTTCTCTCCGGTCTGAAACCATGTGACTGGTCATAAAATAACGGTTCATAGATTGCTTCCAGAAACATTCTAACCGCCTCTTGCAGAAGTTTATCTCGAAATGACGGAATACCCAGTGGGCGCATTTTTCCGTTCTGTTTCTTGATATATTCTCTGCGCACAGGCTTCGGTTTGTACTTTCCTGACCTCAATTCTTCAATCAGTTCATGCACATATTCAGCACTAAAACCGTCAGCAGTGTCGTTGTCACTTCCGGGAGTCATTGCTCCACTGTTTGCATATAATTTCTGGTAAGCTGCAAAATAAATGTCCTCTCTCAGAAGGTAGCGAAAGAGTCTTGTAAAGACTCCGTCGTGATGTTCCGAGGAACTTTTATTGACACGCTCCAAAATCTCCGATGTTGGATTCATGAGGATTCTCCTCCCTTTCATCTTCTTACTTTGGAATTAACAAACTGCTTCCCTTCGCCATGTAGTGGGCGTTATCCACCTCGGACTACTACGGAAGCTCCGTTGCCATATGGAATATTCAGTCTCGAATAGACATAGCCTTTCGGCATTTCCACTTAGGCAATCCCTGTTTAACGATGCTTATAGGCAAGTGATAACTGTCGGATATCATTTCGGTTTATCTCACGTGTTCTCACGCTTGCTTCATGACCTATAGCAGACACCATAACGAATTCAATATTATGGTGGGGTCATGAGAGTGGTTTCAGGATAATTTCCACACCCTCCCACGAAAAAGGAGCTAACCTTTGCTTTGGCAATCCAGCCTTATCCTTATGTTATCTTGTCATTGCAGGTACTACTCGCCTCATATCCTTTTGACGTTTCCTGCGTTTCTGCCGTGCTGTGTTCCCGTGTCCAGTTTCCTGTCATCGGTTAGGCAGATTGACAACCGCTCTGCTGTGCGGTGTAGAGCCTAATCTACTGTAAACATCGCCTTTTACAGGCGCACAAACTCATCTGGAACAAGATAGCCGCCCTCAGAATCCGTTCCAACCTGCAAATCGTTCCGGATGTCGGTGTAATTCCGGTTGCGGATGCTGTTCCAGAAAGCGGTTTTGTAGGCATCAGAAGCCGTTCCGGAAGTCTGCTTCGGCAGGTTTGGAGCGGTTGGGGACTGTAAGATTGCCTGAGAAGTTGGGCGGTTCAACTCTGCATCCAGCTGTTCTTGCCGTTCCAGCCGCTGGATTTCCTTGCCGTAAGCAACAATCTGTTGTTCCATGGCATCGTAGGTTTTGCTATCCTCTTCAGAGAGCAGACCGCTGGCGGTGCGTTTGGTGTCGAGGAAATCACGGGCGGTGTCCCATGCTTTCGCTCTTTTTTCTCTCAGTTCCTGAATGGTCATGTTCATTCCTCCTTAATCTTTCAAAAGTGCCAGCCGTTTTTCCAGCTGGTCAATGGGAATCCCGATGGGAGCGACTGCGGAAAGTTTGTGCAACAAGGTGTTCTGGGTATGCTTTGCGGAATACTGCACGGGCTGTGGTTCGGTCTGCGTGGATGGAGTAGGGGAGTCCGCAAATAAAATCCCGTCCACCAGTCCCAGTTCCAAGGCTTTTTCGGCATTCATCCACGTTTCTTCGCTCATCAGCTGCGAGAGTGTTTCCCGGCTCTGGTGGGACTTCTGCACATAGGCGTTCAGGATGGATTCTTTGACTTCTTCGAGCATGGTGATGGTCTGTTCCATGTCTGCCTTGTTGCCATAGGCGATGGTCATCGGGTCGTGAATCATCAGCATTCCGGTCGGGGAAATCAAAGTTTCATCGCCTGCCATTGCCACAACGGATGCAGCAGAAGCGGCGATGCCGTCAATCTTCACGGTGATTTTGCCGTTGTGGTTTCGCAGCATGGTATAAATCTGACTGGCAGCAAACACACAGCCGCCGGGGCTGTTGATCCAGACGGTGACATCGCCCGGATGGGCTTCCAGTTCTGCCCGAAACTGAGCAGGTGTGACATCATCTTCCAGCCATGATTCTTCGGCAATTGCTCCATTCAAGCGGAGTTCTGCCGGTTCGGCGGGTTCA